TTAAATGTAATTGAAAAAATAATTCAAAAAAAGTGAAAAAAGTCCTTTACATTTGCTTAAAAGTATGGTATAATATATCTATAAAATGGAAAAAGAAATGAAAACAAAAGTGGAGAAAATCAATGACATAGCGAAGGTAACCGGCAGGATGTGTGATGGACAACGAGATGACGAGAAGCACATCGGGATTTACAGGTACGGAACTACCCAGGGAATCAGCGGCGGAGTATAAAACGTTCCCCTCCTTACCATGGGGCCGATAGGTCGGTAAGGAGGATGGTATTGACAACGGCCCCAAAGAATTTATAAGCGAAACTGAGGAGTACATTATGAAAATTTTAAAAGCAATCAAAGATATTAAGTTTGACAATGGAGTTTCCGAGCCTATTGTCATGGCTTCTGCAGCTGGTTGGTACGTAGGTGCAATCGATAATAGTGAAGGCTTTGTTCAGCCTTACGACAGATACACCGGCTACTATGCCACTTCCGGCGAAGCCGAAACAGTTTTGGACGGGCATTTTAGTAATGCCTAGTCCATCCGAACTACAAGCAATGACGCCGCTATTTCTTCAACTCCTCTTCTTCGCGGTAGCTGGCGCATTGCTCGTAGGCACTTTCGTATCGATCGTCGGTTTGATGTATCGATACGCTCTTCTTATAGTGTTCGTGCTGTTGGTAGTCTACAGTATCAACTATGGAGTTATCGATATAAATAAGTTAGTACAGGGAGTTGGCGTATGATTAGGTGGTTTGATTATATCATCATAGCACCATTTGCTTACGTGCTATCAAAATCATTTATTATTGGAGCTTATGATTTTACTATTATTTCATATTTGCTCTACGTTGTCTATTGCGTGAAAAGAAAAACATGGGAAGGTAAAAAAGTATGACTATGCACTTAATGCCAGTTTATTACAATAACAATAACAGTAAAAAACGTAAACCTTTCCGAAAGCCGGGGTGGCAAAAAGCTCAGGCTGAACACGATGCTTGGTTAAAGAAGCGTGGTGTTCATCCTAGTCAGCTTAAAAACAAAGAGAAATCTAGTGGCAACAGTGTTCCGGATTATTCATCAAACCGTAAGAGCATCCCGACGTCGGATTACGTCGGGCCAATCGAAGGCCGTAAGGCAGCAAAAGTCTATAGTGGTGACTACATCGTTGGTATCGCAACCATGCACAAATCAAACGCAGTCCCTGTTGGCAAAGGCGATGACATCAAAGCATACGCTAAAATGAGAAGGTAACAATTTCTCTCCTTAGCTCAGTGGATAGAGCAACGGCCTTCTAAGCCGTGGGTCGGGAGTTCGAATCTCTCAGGAGAGGCCAATTATGGAGAAGAGGAATGGAACTAATATTTGTAGCCACACTTTGGATGATGGCTAATAAAGAGTTTGTCGTAACCGCAAACAAACAAGTTCAAGATGGTTACAAGTGGCATAAGGTAGAATGCAGAAAACCAGACGAAAATATACCACATGTTAAAATAAAATCCCCAAACGGAAAAGAATATATTTGCTTAAAGCTAAAAAAAATCACCTTGAAGTGAAAAAAGTCCTTTACATTTGCTCAAAAGTATGATAGAATATACTTATAAAATAAAAAATGAGGAGTTGTTATGGATATGAATATGTTAGTAGATATGTTAGCTAGGATGACAGCTGTAGAAAAAGTACAGTTTGTCGAAAAGCTTTGTGATACGCATCCTAACTTAGCTTTTGAAATCAGTAACTCAATTGAGGTTACTATGATGGATAAAGTCTTTTTGGAAAACGAAAAGAAAGTACAGGCTGCGAGGCAGGTGGTATGAAAAATCCTATAGCAAAATATTTAATGTGTTCCTATGCTTATTATGAGCAAGGTGATCCACTTATATCGGATCAAGAGTTTGACGAGTTAGCTAAGTACATACTAGCTAATTATGATAATATAGAACATATGCACAAGCATCTTGTGACTATAGGTGATTTGGAAGCTGGTACTTACTTAGGTAAATATCCAGCAATGGTTAAAGGCGCAGTTGGAAGTTATAGAAGGGGAGAAAGATAATGGGACTCACAGCACTAAAAGGTAGAAAATCAAAAAAGAAAATAGCAAGAGCAAAAGTTCGTAGTGGTGCGAATGCTGCTCCAATCGAGAAAGGTTTAGAAAGTGTACAATATTACTTTCAAAACGAAGTATCTCGTAAAGATGCTATTGAACAAGTAAAGACATATGTCAAAAATAATTTCAGTAAGCAAGAGGCAAGATACATCTTGTCAAATCCTGAATATAAGCTCTTACCAAGTTACTATTCAGCAGCTACTGCTTTCTTTATCAATAGCAATCTTCAAGACGATAAGTTACCTTATTGGCAAGAAGCTTTACAAAAGCGTATGACAGATATTATCGAATCTGGTAAGGTGCTCTACGCTGAAAAGCAAAAGGCCAAGAAAGATAGTGCTAATGTCATTACACTATCTCCTGCTCAAAGATTGCAGAAAAAGATTAGTAATACAATTATGCAAGATCTACTCGAACTCGAAGACGATTGGATCGACGGAAAAGAATCTACTATCAATCTATATGATAGGTTCAAGTTCCATGGCTTGGCAGGCTCCGCTACACTGCCAGTTCGTGGGGTGGTTGAGGGCTGGTTACTAGATTATGAAGATGCCTACCATAAAAGATGTGACCAAGCAGTTGAAGGGTATTCTCACTTGAAGAGATCAGAACTCAACCGCCGTATTAAAGCGTGTAATGATATGTTATCAGATCTCGATAGCATCAAAGCAGCGACTAAAGCAAGTAGAACTATAAAGGTTAAAAGACCTAAGTCTGCCGATAAACAAGTCGCTAAAGTTAAATTTAAAAGAGAAGATAATGACTTTAAAGTCGTGTCTATCAATCCAGTTCAAATTGTTGGTAAGACTAGGTTATATACCTTCAATGCCAAACATAGAGAACTCAGTATGTTCTATACCGATAATCCAAGTGGATTTGAAATATCAGGTTCAACTATAAAGTACTTCGATAAAGAACAAAGTATTAAGGTTAGGTTAAGAAAGCCAATGGATATGTTGCCATTGATTCTCGATAAGACTCCTAATCAAATACAAAAAGAGTTATCAAACCTTTCGGTAAAGGTCAACACTCCTAATGGTAGACTCAACGAGGAAACATTATTGTTAAGAGTACTTGATAAATGAGTAACAAATTAGAAGACCAGTTTTTGACTAAGTCAAAATTCACTAAACTTATCGAAGCTACAGTGAGTGATAAACATATACCTTACATGGATGCTATTCTCGATGTATGTCAAAAGAACGAAATCGAAATAGAAGACATTAAGAAGTTTATATCGCCTGTAATAAAAGATAAGTTAGAGGCAGAAGCGATGGAATTGAATTTCTTACCGAAAAAAAATTCAATCGACTCATCGTTATTTGAGTAGATGCTTATATATAATATAGGTAACTTTGTATCGCTATGATGTTGGCAGGGTTACATTAATATACAGCGTAATATTTCAGTTAATACTTCAGTAAATAAGGAGACAATACTATGTCGTTCGAAACTCTAAAGCGCAATCGTGGCGCAAACATCAATAAAATTATTCAGGCAGCAGAATCCGCAAATGGTGGAGAAACTAAGTCCTATGCAGATGATAGGATTTGGAAACCTACCGTTGACAAGGCGGGTAATGGCTATGCTGTTATCAGATTCTTGCCTGGGAAAGACGGAGAGATTCCATTTGTTAGATATTGGGACCATGGATTTAAAGGTCCAACCGGTATGTGGTATATTGAAAACTCTCTAACTTCTATTGGTCAAAATGATCCAGTAGGAGAACTTAACTCTAAGCTTTGGAATTCTGGTATCGAATCAGATAAAGAAAAAGCCCGGGCTCAAAAACGTAGACTTCATTATGTTACAAACATCTATGTAGCAAACGATCCTTCAGCTCCTCATAACGAAGGTAAGGTGTTCCTATATAAGTTTGGCAAGAAGATCTTTGATAAGATTTATGATCTTATGAATCCGGCGTTTGCAGATGAAAAGCCAATCGATCCATTTGATATGTGGGAAGGTGCAGACTTTAAACTTAAGATTAGAAATGTTGAAGGTTATAGAAACTACGACAAGTCTGAGTTTACTAGTTCTGCTCAACTCTTAGATGGAAATGAAGATCAGTTGAAGACCGTATACGAAGGTATGCATGACTTAACAGAGTTTACTAATCCAAAGAACTATAAGACGTATGATGAACTTAAAACTAAGTTGATGAGAGTTCTTGGTGAAGAAGCTACAGCTGGTGCTTACACCGTTAAGGAAGAGATTCAGATCAATGAACCTGTTCCAGCCATTGAACCGGTATCTGCCGCTGAAATGGACGATGAAGCTCAGGATACTATGTCTTACTTTGCAAAATTAGCAAAAGAAGACTAATTACATTATACCTGCAGCTGCAAGATAAGGGTCTGCGGTGTCTACACCGGGGCCCTTATTCATTAGTGTAGTACCTCCAACCTTTACACTACGATCAG